TAAGTTTAGGTTTTATCAATTGTACCATCGTTATCCTCCTTTTGCAGGTTTTTAATATCCTGAAGCAGCGTTTCTAAGGCGCTGAGTCTGCCCCTACCATACATCAGTTGTTCAACTGTTTCAACCCCATAGCAAAGATGATCTTTTATATCTTTAATTTGTTTATTAATTACATTAACAATCTGTTCTTTAGTGTGATAATCTAACATATTTTCTCCAAACAAACTTTATTCTTTCCTTTTTCATAAACTATAAAATCCCAATACGAAATTGCAGCTCTTATAACTTCAAAATTACATAAATCAAAATCATCAATTATTATTCTTGAACCTTTTCTAGATCTTTCAGCAAACCAAAGAGACTCTCTTAAAATATCTTTTGTAGTGTGAGGTCCGTCAAGAAATACTAAATCGTAAACTGTTTTACTTAGATTAAATATATCCATATACTCAACATCAGTCATATTATAAAATTTATAATAAGGATTAGTTGCAAAATCTTTAATCATTTGATCTCTCATTTCGTTTGAGTATGTTGGTGCTTTTGAACTCAACTTTCCATCTATTTCCCATTGTGGATGATTATCAAAGTGTTCATATTCTAGGTCACCATAAGGATCTATTGCATAGTGTTGATATTCAGCTTTATTAATTTTAGGAAGCATACTCATAATTATTATTTGTGAGCCTAGGCCTTCTCTTATACCTATTTCACAAGTAGTAACTGATTTTGGCTCTTCTAAAAAAGTTAATGTCTCGCACCATTTTTTTAATAATTCATATTCAGAACTGTCTCCACGAATCATAATTTAAATTGTTGAAGTATTTCTAATTTCTCTTCTGCTTCTGAAATTTTTGTAATTAGTTTATCTATTTCATCTAAGTGTTGAGGATGCTCTCCGATTGCTACAGGTTTTTCTAAATATATTTGAATAGTAGCATCGGCTTCAGATATCTGAGCATTATATCTATCTTCTAAAGCTTGTAAAATTGTAGATCGAAGACTCATACAGAATCTATATACTAATAAAAAGGATGTGCAATACTTTTTATTTTTCCTTGGGCTCTTAGTTTTTTCAAATCACCTTTAGTCATTTCTTGTAATTCAAAAACAGTGTATTCTGGACCCTCATACATTTGTTCGTGTTCGTCTTTTTGAAATCTAGGTCTAAATAAATTTTTTATCCAATTCCACATTATATTTTCTGCATAGTAGGGTGGTTAGTAAATAAATTTTTTTCTGCTCTTGGTCTAGCATTAGAGTCCCTACTTCTTTTTCTAAGTTGAGCAATAGCAGATTCTTTCATTTGTTTTTCTTTTTTTAATTTATGTAAGTCTCTTGTAAGGTTCATTTTTTGCCTCCACCATTACGGAAGATTTGTGTACCCTTAATGCCATAAATACTCGCCACGACAAGGATCCATAAATTTGTAAACCATGACGGGAGCTGCGAGAACATATCGAAGAACAATTTTACCTTGTCCATTGCAGATGGATCGTCCGATACGACTGCCCACGCGAGCACCAACACGGGCAAACTTAAAATTATCAAAACGGCCTCGTCCTTCCAGTCCGATTGTCTAGCTTCTAAAAGTTTTCCCTGGTATTGTTCTTCACCTTGGGCCATCTTAGTAGCATGCATAAGCTGTGCATCCGACATAGCCATCTTTGTCTTCTGTTTGTTAGCGTAAATTTTTGATCCTGCAGATACTGCAAGTTTAATAGCTTGAAACCACATTATCTCTTGCCTCCTTTTTTCAATTTAATTGGTGGTACTTGTGGATTGGGTCCTCTCTTAGGTGGTGGACCAAAACTTACTCCACCTGATAATCCTCCAACTTTGTAAGCTACAAAATTAAAAAAATTATCTTTAGGTTTTATTAATAAGGGGTCAACTGGTTTAGTTGCTGCGATTGGAATAATTGAAGAGTTATTATTATTTCCTCCTCCACCTCCAATAGGGGTTATAGGTGCATTACCACCAAACCCTGCTTTCTTTAAATATTTTTTACCCTCTGCTGAATTAGGTTGCAAAACCTTACCTGTAGTTTTGTATTTGTCTCTGTACAAGCCTTCTTTTTTAGAAAACTTTTGTCTACCCTTATAATTTTGTTTAGCTGCAAAATTTATAAGTGTCCCAGCAAATGGAACTGCTAAACCTAAAGCAAAACTTTGACTACTGCTTAAAGGTTTTTTAAATGGAACGTCTTTGACTACAGGACCTATTTTACTTCCTCCACCATTTCCACCTCCTTGATTAGCACTCTTATTTACAGAAGGACTTTTAAAATCTGCTTTTGAAGCATCCATTCCTCCACCACGAAGTTTTCTAATTTTTCTTTTCATTATTTTTTCTTCTTCCTAGCAATCTCAAGTTTCTCATCAGCAATTCTAATTCTTTCTGCTGCTTGATCTTCATTGTTTTCTAGTTTCATTTTTTCAATATCTAATCTTTCATCAATTTCATTTTCTCTAATCTCATTAGAGTTCATATCTTGGTCTGCTCTTCTTTGAATATCAATTGCTTTAAGATCTAATTCTCTTTCTTTTAACGCAACTAGTGGATCTTTCTGTTGACCCATAGCTTCACCTTGAGCAAGTTGTGTTGTTATCTCTGCAACTCTTTTTGCAATCATAGAAGCAACTTGAATCTCTGCTCCTTCTGGATCTTGTTGTAACATCTGTTGCATTTGAGGATCATTTTGAATCATTGCACCAACTTCTCCTTGTGCTTTTAATGAAACGTGCTCAGATATGTGTGCTTGTAGAGCTGAATACACTTGAGGATTAATTTGAACCATTCTTGTTTGCATAAATGCTACATGAGCTGAAATATGTGCGTCATGATCTTGAGTTGGAAATGCTCTTAAAGGTTTTTGCATTAAAGCTTCCATATTCTCGGTTGCAGGATCTTTAGGAGTAGGTTTTTCTTGTGGAATTAGTAGTTGATCTATGTCTTGAGTCCCTAATGCTTCATATACTCTACGATATGCCTCTCTCAAGTTGTGCATCATAGGATTTGACATAGCAATCTTTAAATTTTCGTTAGCAAGAGTTACTCTTTGTGCCATACTCATGATATTTGGGTCGGCAACTGGTATTACATCTACTCTATCATCGAAATCAGTTTGTTTTACTGCTTGATCAGCACCATATACTGAATATGGGTATATTGGTGGTAGATATGTACTAAATACTTTTGATAAAAGTCTAAATTCTCTTCTCATTGAGTAGTAACATCGCTTGTGTATTGCGCTCATGACCCTCGAACCACGTTCCAATAGAGAAACAGTGGTACCAACAGCTCTATTTTGCATGTCATTACCAGTATCCATGTTAGTTATCGCTGCAAATTTTTGTCCTGCCTGTACAACAAAGCCCATCAATTGGTATAATGTAGCTGATGGCTCTTTAAAAGGTAAAATTTGAAACTGATCTTTGATATTACCTCCAGGTGCATCCACATCTCTGAACTCTCCTGGTTGAAATGGTTGGTCATCGTCCCTAATTCTTATACCTCTAGACTTAAATCCTGCAGGTAAGTTAGATAATGTACCTGCATCTAGTAATTGTCTTAGTGATTGTGTTGCAGTTCTAGATAATCCACCTATCATGTGTGTTAATCCAAAACCATAAAAACCTAATCCAGGTAAAAATTTAAAATGTACAAAGTATTCTTTTCTTTTTTTAGTTTCATCTGCCATATCATAGTTACGATAGATAGATAAAACTTCTCCAGAGCCTTCATCAATAGTTATGATGTAAGGAACCTTAACTTCTTTTTCTGAATTAGTGTTTTCAAACTCTTCTAAATTACAATCAACGTGCATCTCAAGCACTGAGTATGAATATTGTTTATCGGTTGAAGGAGTAACCCCTTCTAACTCTTGATATTTTTTTTCAATTTCTGTGGGACCACTTGCAGTTGGTTTTAATTCTACATCTCTATAAAATCCTGCCGCTTGTTTTTTAAGTATTTCATTCTCTCCCATTTTTATAACATGAGTGATTCTTTCACATTCTAATAAATCGCTAGCATAATATGGAACCACTAAATCTTCTGCAGGAATAAATTTAGATACGGCTCTTTGCATCACTTCATCGTAATAAACCTTCTTAAATGCAGAACCTGCTAGTGCTAAATAAAATAATAACTGATCAAATTCTGGAGTGTACTCTTCCATCTCTTCAGTAATCATGTAGTTCATAAAATCTTGAACACGTTGTGCTTGATTTATTTTTTCATTATCTTCCATTCCAAGAACTCTAGTTCTTACTGGTCCTTGAGATGGTAATAATTCTTTATAGGCTTGTGCTTGAAATTGAGTTACAGCTTCTGATAAAAGTGGATGAGTCACGGATGCCGAACCTTTAAATGGTCTAGTCATCTCTGTGTGTTTAATTCCAAGTAAATCTAAATTATTGGTATAAGAAGTTTCCCAATCTTTTCTAGATACTCTATCTTTTTTATAATCATCTAATAACTGATTTGACATTCTTTGAAGAGTCTCGTCAGACATGTCTTCTGCAAGATTCTTAAAAAATTCTTCAGTCTCGTTGACAGCTTCTTCTACAGTTGTCGGTTCCTCACCTTCAATTTCGATATCAACTTCTTCTGAATCAGGAGTTATTACTTCCTCTTCAATTGCTTTGTCAATTTCAGCCATGTTAAAAATTAATAAAGTTTAGTTGGTTTATTTCTCGCCATTCCACCACCACGAGCTTTAACCATTGTGCCTTTGTTAAATAATTTTTTATCAAATGTAAAACCAAATAAACCTGGATTTTTACTATCCTTACTTTTTTTCAATGTACTAGATTTACTTGCTCTTTTAGCTTTCATTGCAGATGAATAAGCTTTTTTATTTTCATAAGTTTTTCCACCAGTTGAAATTTTTCCATCTGTTAAAACATTAATAGATTTTGGATTTAAATCAGAAACTTTTTTTCCACCTTGATAAATTCCAGTACCAGTACCTAATTTTGCATCTCTATTAATAAACTTAGTTTTGTCATTTCCAACTCCAAAGTTTTTACCATCTTTAAAAACATTACCTGTTGAATCTACTCTTAATCTTGGAAATGATTTTTTCTCTGTTGGACCAACAGCAGTTTTAAATTTTTTTGGTTTAATATCTGTAAACAATCTTTTATTTTTACCGGATGCTCCTGTTATTTGTGATTTTCCTCCTAGCATTCCTAACTTAGATGCACCAAATAATGCTGCCCCAGCTAGAAGAATCTTATTTCGTCTTCTTGATTTTTTTGACATGTCTTTAACTCCTAATTAATAATATACGTATTTACGTTCTTTATAACTTTGAACCTCATCCTCGTCAGCATAAGTAGTTACAAAAGAACCTTGTCGATATCTTAGCATAGCTTGGGTAGTGCTGTCCACATAATCGTCATGTTCTCCATGAGGAAACGCAGCACATTCCTCAATTACTTCTTGAGCCCAATGTTCGTCTCTAGGAAAATATACTTGTTTAGATTCAAATATTGGAGCGCAGGCATTGACCCGTGAGTGTTTATCCTGACCTCTTCCTGGTGTGTAATCCATAACCGGTATACCCATTCTTCTTAATTCTTGTAATAAACTTTGTCCACTAGCTTTAGCTTCTACTATAATTGTCTCTGGTTGCCAATACTTGTATTGATCGAGTGCAACCATTTTTAATTCTGGAAAATCATATTTACCTTTTACGGCATCAATTAACATAATAGCATCAGGCATGGATTCGTGAGGCGTGAATATTCCCCATGTAGTAATGGCTGAGTAGTCGGCAGTTTCTTTTTTACTGAATGCAGTATCATAAGATTGAATAACATGTTTTAACGTAGGAAGATCCCCGGCCCATGGCTGCCACCATTCTCTTTTAAGAATCGCTCCTTCCTCTGACGTGGGGTTTTGCATGTATTGAGCTGACCAATTTCTAATTGATATTGACGCTTTAACTTTTTCTAATTCATCTAGACTCCAATATTCAGGCCACACGGGTTGGACATTGTCATCTTCTCCAAGCAAAGCAGGAAAAGAAATTGTTTCCCATTGGTCTGACTTAGGTTCATTTTGTGATTTAATTAATCGACCTGTCAAATCATCTTGAGCCCATCTTGTCATTACAAGTACAATTGAGCCTCCCGGTTGTAAACGTTGTCTAGGACCAGATAAGTACCAATCAAAAGTTCTCTCCATAGCACTATCGGATAGTGAGTCTTGCTCCGTGTGTGGATCATCGATAATAAGTAAGTCCGCCCCTCGTCCTGTGATAGA